AAGTATATAAACCCCAATTGTTAGACCACTTTGAATCTTTTCAACCAGACCACCATGCAAAACGCAAAATTTACAGAATTCACAAAAGGACAGTTCCTCCTTAAAACAGAGTTGAGGTTAGGATTAACCTCAGCTGTTACTGTGGGTATCAACGGATACCACACTATAAAAGACAGGAAGTTAGTAGCTACTAACCTGTCAGGGAATAGTGCCGGAGAGAGACCGGCTCAAGGTGAACTGCCCACACCTTTAGTCCCAAATGAAGTGGCTTTACCGCAAGTAGCCCAATTAGGGTTAGGCTTTACCCCTAGGATGCGCCGGCCCACAACTTGCAGTTCAATTGGTACGATATATGGTAGCAAACAAATCTTTAGGACCGCTACTGTTCAAGCGTCCGTCTTTGGTATGAACAGGGCTTATTTAACTACAGAAGGGGTACCTAGCCCTTCTATGATAGAACGACGCCTAAAAGAGCTTAATGTAGCCACAGAAATTAAAGAAGCCAGGATAGGTAGGTACTTTAATGCAATTATGGCTAGCGGGTTCTATGATAACGCTACATCAGTTTTAGTTTCTGCCTTAATTACTTACTACAAAGCCCTATTCTATGAAAAGAACACATACACAACTTACGACATAGTTATAGGATATGCGGTAGCTAATGGTATCAAGCGTAACGACGCTTATGAAACTATGATTGAACTGCGTAAGTATTTGGTTGATACTACAAAGCAGATGGGGTGTCCTGAAGTGTCAGAATATCTACTCGAATTGGCAGGTAGACTCTCACAGTGGGTATCTGATAGTCAAAGGGCGATGGCAGCACTTACTGCTCAGGGACGTCAGTTTAATGAATCTGACTACGTTTTAGTAATGCCAGTACAAATATGGGAGATGTATACTTATGATGATGGTCACTCTCAGAGTGGATTACAGTTTGGTAGTCACTTTGGCTTCAAGAGTAACCGGTTTTTAAGGGATCCTATAATGGTACAAACTAGCTCACTAGATTTACGTGTCCTAGTAGCAGGTGATTATCAAATACCCCTCAATGACGCCGCTGTTGACTCAGTCGCGAATAGGAAAGGTTATCTCAATTGCTCTGGTATGACAAGAGATGAAATAAAAATATTAAATAAAATATTGTCTGGAAATAAAAGGACTAGTCCCTTTCTCATTGATCAAGACTTAGATTTGGAAATCGGTGAGCAAGAAGTATACGCTTATCACGTAAACCCCATTGATGCACAAGCAGGCCTTACCTATTCCAGTACTATGGTTAAAACATTAATCAATAAGTTGGTCATGAATCATAGGTATTATGAAGACTTACTATGTGCACAAAACTACCTTGTCAATTGGCTCGCACACCCAGCCACGGAGACGGTTGAGGCGCATTGGTGGACTGGGTTACATAGGACGCTCAGTCTACCGAAGGTGGGTTTGAAAAGAGCGGTATTTCCCTTTCTCATGGAAGGTGAGGCCGTTTGCCTCAGTGCTGATGCGTTGACAGCGTATCAGAAGGCTGAAGCTTACAGTGAATCCTCTTTATGTACCTCATTATTACGAAACACGGCTTGGTATTGGGGCGAGTATTTGTTTAAGATAAATAAGAAAAATTCCATAGAACTTTTAAGGTCATTGGCTTA